GATTTATACGACCGGTATTCAACGAAGAAAATCAAAAAAGGTGGATTCACTCTTAAAAATAAGGATAAATGATAAAAGTAAAAGCAACTGCTGTCATTCACTACATCTCGCCGGTGATCGATATACCTTCTAAAAACGGCAGTCAACCATTCCAAAAGCGAGAACTCGTACTTAATGATTCGTGGGAACGGGATGGAAAACAATATCCCAATTTTGTCGTCATGGAGTTTTCGGGTGATAAAATATCCCAGCTTGATAATTTTATGCCGGGGCATCGGGTAACCGTAGAGGCATTTATCAATGGACGGGAAAATAACGGACGTTTCTATAATACGATTAGAGGCCAAAGTATTGTACATTATCAGCCCCAACCTGCAACAGGTTATCCCGTTGCACAAGGTTATGTTCCTGCTCCCGGTTATACTCCGACGCAAGGCTATGCGGCACCTTCCGGTTACGGTTCTTCCCCTATGCCTGCGCCGCCTTATCCGGCGCAACAGATGCACGTACCACCGACACTTCCGCAATCGTCGAAGACGCCCGGTGTAGATGATTTGCCGTTTCCGCCGCCATACTGATGGAAGCGAATCTCTCCAAAGTAAACGGAATAGTGAGCATAGACAAGTCGTTTGACCTGATGTGTTCGTTGCTCCGTAACGGGGAATATACGGTACGGATAATCCGAAAGACAACACCACGCACGATTTCCCAGAACTCGCTGATGTGGATGTGGTACAAGTGTATGGAAGAGGCTACCGGGCAACCCAAAGAAGACTTCCATGATTATTATAAAGCCAAATTCCTTTCTCGTGATATTGCAATCGGTAAAAAGAGGGTCAGGGTGGTCGGCAGTACGACAGACCTGAACACTTTGCAAATGACTGACTATCTCGAAAAGGTAAAGGCTGATGCTGCCGTGGAGTTCGGGATAATGTTGCCGCTTCCTGTTGACAGGAATTATCAGGCGTTTGTGAATGAATATAGAACACGATAATATGTCGGTCGGCCGTTGCGGGCCGTCCGATTTTTATACAGAAAAATCAATAAAATGGAAATCAAAGTCAAAAAAGCAAAAATAAGCAAGGGGGGACGTGTCGAAGCCTCCTATACAGATGTTGACGGTAATGAGATTACGCTTAAAGGTAAGAATGTGTGCCATAACGACCTCAAAGTCGCTACTGCGAAACTCATACCTTATTTTGCCGACCTTACCGAGCAAAAAGAATCTGACTTTATCAACTGGAAAGACCTCGATAGTGTCGAAAATATAGACTTGCTCCGAAAAATAGAGGTAACCGGCGTATCGATAGGAGGAGACGATATGAACCCGATAGTAACTCTTACGGGCAAAAGGACGCTTAATACATCGAAAGTGTTAAACATCAATACGCCCGGAGTAGAACTTAACTCCGAAACGTTGGATTGGATCCACATCGACGATTTTGATGTGGCCGTACAAGGCTTTTTTTATGAGGTGGGTCTTTATATAACCGATCGGAAATGGCAGGTTGTACAATCGGAAATAAATTTTGACGTCGATCCCGATGATCCGTTTGCTGTCGTCCGCCCGGCGGAAGATATACCGATAGAAGAGGAAGAACTGGTAGAAAGTATAGCCTAACGAATGAGACCCATATATATTACCGAGACCCCCGGAACGTTCCGCTTGTCGTTTGAATATAATCCGCGCCTTATCGAGATAATTCGACGGGTGCCGAGTATTCCCAAATGGGACGGTGCGGAGAAGGAGTGGGTAATTAAGAAAGATAGTGTTTGCTATCCGCCCGGACGAGATGCCAGATGGTATGTAGAGGCTTTCGCACAGTGGGCCGTACAGCAACGGTATTGTACTCATGTATCGAGACGCAACGAATCTCATGATGTCGTGTACGAGATACCGGTGATGAAAGAATTCTCCGGCGAGCATTACATGATGCTCAATCCTTATCCCTATCAGTTGGAAGGAGTACGTTATGCGCTCGACCATCAACGGTGTATATTCGGCGATCAACCCGGACTCGGTAAAACATTACAGGCCATATGCTCGGTCGTCAAGGCGCATAAAGAGGCACAACATTACGGAGATTCATTTCCGGTACTCGTTATTTGTCCGGCGGCGCTCAAAGTCAATTGGCAACGTGAGTTCAAGAAGTTTGCCGGTGTTTCGTCTGTTATCCTCGACGACAGGAATCGCGACAGTTGGCAGCGGTTTTATGAGTTGAAACGTTCCGATGGCGAACCTTTGTCGCCAGTGTTCATAGTTAACTATGAGAGCCTGAAAAAGTTTTTCGTCCGGCGCATAAAGAATACGACACGTTTTACTCTTTCGTCTATTGAGTTTGACGAACGGATTCATCTTTTCCGTTCCGTTATTATCGACGAGAGCCACAAATGCAAGTCTCCCAAGACGCAGCAGTCGAAATATGTAGAAGGTATCTGTAAGGGTAAGCGTTGGGTTTTTGCCCTTACCGGTACTCCTGTTGTCAATAACAATACGGATCTTATCCAACAGCTTAAAATACTTGGACGACTTGATGATTTCGGCGGGTATAAAACATTTGTGGGTCGTTATTGCGACGGACCGAAACAGTCGTCTAATTTGCGGGAACTCAATTACCGTCTTTGGTCGAGTTGCTTTTTTCGTCGGGAAAAGTCGAAAGTACTGACGCAGTTACCCGATAAAATGCGCCAGTATATCACTTGCGACATTACCAACCGTAAGGAGTATGATGATGCGGAGAATGACGTACTGAAATATCTGAGGCAGTACAAGAATGCCAATGACGATAAGATAGCAAGGGCGATGAGGGGGCAGGTCATGGTAAAAATGGGAATACTCAAACAGATAGCGGCGAAAGGGAAAATCAAGGCTGTTTCGGAGTTTATCCATGATGTAATAGATGGCGGGGAGAAGCTCATCATGTTTGCCTACCTTAAAGACGTGGTCGATGCTCTTAAACAAGAGTTTCCCGATGCTGTTACCGTTACCGGTAGCGACAATACGGTGCAAAAGCAAAACGCTGTTGACCGCTTCCAGACAGATCCCGATTGTAAGCTGATAATTCTCAACTACAAATCGGGTGGTACCGGGCTTACGCTCACAGCTGCCAGTCGTGTCGGGTTTATAGAGTTCCCGTGGACCTATTCGGATTGCGAGCAGGCGGAAGATCGGGCGCATCGCAACGGTCAGAAAAATGCGGTTAACTGTTACTATTTTCTCGGAAACAATACCATTGACCGGTATATGTATAATGTCATACAGACCAAGAAAGGTATTGCAAATGAAGTAACAGGTACGACAACGCAAATAGAAGAGGATATAGTCAACATTACCATGAATCTGTTTCAAGACCGTTTATGAAAAAACAATACAAGCTGCTCAACAAAAATGGCACGATATACCTGCTCCGTTGGGCGGTGAAAGGTGTCTTGTTCGGTCCTCGCTGGGAATCTCTGGCTTGTTTTGATAATCGGAACGGAAATATCGAAAGACGCAAGACTATTGTTCGGCTCATGAACGAATGCGACAAACACACAAATTCACAAGAATATGACAGAGAATGAAATCCAAAAAATCGAACAGGGGTATTCGGAATCGAAAATACAGCATATTTGCGTATGCTGGTTCAGGCAGACATTTCCCCATGTTGCCAATCTATTGTTTTCTGTACCGAACGGAGGCTGGCGAGGTCCGAAAGCAGGAGCCATGATGGTGTATGAGGGGCAAATAAAAGGGGTTTCGGATCTTATACTGCTTTATCCTTCCAGCGGAAAGGCTTGCCTTTGCTTGGAAACAAAAGCCCCGAAACGCAAGGGAAGCAAGGCCGGGAGTCAGACGAACGAGCAAAAAGCATGGCAACAGCTTGTGGAGAAATATGGTAGCGCTTATGTGGTGTATCATGGAATTATGGAATTTGTAGAGGCCGTATGCGGTTATCTGAATATCGATAATTCCCCCTATAAGAACGATGTCCTAAACAAATATCCCCTTTACCGATGACATACATCGAACTTGTAAATAGGTTTTGGGCACTGAATCAGGTTAAGGTATTCTCAAGCATAGATGTCGCCGTTTACTTTCTATTGTTAAACGAGTGCAATATCAGAAGATGGCTTAACCCCTTTGAATTGCAGACGCGATATTTCGAGTATGTTTTCGGGATTTCGCGCAAGTCGATTGGAGAGGCGAGAAACAGGCTCAAACAACGTGGTCTCATAGACTTTATCGAGGGTAAAGGAAAAAGTCCGGCGACATATCTGATCAAGGAAGCAGAAGTAAACAATGATGAGCTTGTTGTTGTCTTTAATGTTTCCACAGGAAACAACAAAATAAACAACATAGGTAACAACACGGGTAACATCTCGGTAACAACAAAGGTAACATCTCAGAAACAACACCCCGAATCTTACATTATTATAAATAAAGATATAAGAAAAAGAAGTAAGAAAAAGATAAAAGAAAACGACGATGCTTCGCAATCGGAGATGTTGTTTTCCGAGAGAGAGATGAAAGAAGTTCGGAGTAGATCGAAAACAGAAAGTGATCCTCCTCCGACACTGGAAGAGGTGTTGCGTTATTTTCTCTCGAAAGATGCCGACAAACGCTTGGAAAACTGGGAAGAGTCCGCCAAACGGTTTTATGATAATTTTTCCGCCGTGGATTGGAGGGACAAGTACAATCGTCGTATTACGAGGTGGGACAGTCGGGCAAACAATTGGATACTTGATGAACAAAGAGGACAAAGCAATGAAGCAACTCAAAGACCTTATCGTACAGGATTACAAACCAAACTTCCTCCAACACCCGGTTGTGGACTTGTTGAAGATTAACGAATTGAAGCATTATTTCCTCATGGTGGCTAGCAGTATATGCCCCGATTATCAAATCAGGCAGGAACAAAAGCCGCTCATCAACGATATCTTCAACTGGTGCATCAAGGTCAATGGCCGTTATAATCCCGACAAAGGATTATGGATTTGGGGAGATATAGGCATTGGAAAATCAACACTGCTCGAAATAGTGAGAGCTTTTTGCCACGATGTTCGTCCGCATGCCGATGACGGTAGCGGCTATGCGATGCCTTACTCGTTTCGCATGACCAATGCCATAGAGGTGTGCAGCGAGTTCTCTCGGCATGGGTATGCCGGAATAGACACATACATAAAAAGCAGTCGACAGGCTTTTGACGAGTTGGGTAGCGAAAGTTGTCCGACCGGTTATTACGGTACTGTCGAGAATGTATTCCAATATGTTTTGCAACGACGCTACGATAGTCGGTTCGTCAACTTTACCCATGTTACGACCAACATGACTATCGATGAAATATCGGACAGGTACGGAGCTCGTATTTACGACCGGTGTAAGGAGATGTTTAATTTTGTTGAAATGAGAGGGGCTACATGGAGAAAGAAAAGATGATTGTACGCTGGATTACGAAAGATAAAGCGGCCGTTGATGCTATTCGTAAAAGATTCCAAATTCCTGAACATACAACATTGAACGGATTGTCTCCGGTTGAAATATCTCAAGAAGACATGCCGGTTTTTAAAGAGACTGTACGGCGTGGTTTCATGAGTATTATCGACGAAAAATGGTGTAAAAATGGTGGAGAATATATTTTTTATTCAAGTCAATAATGATTATTTTTATTGTATAATAATTTAAAAGTCAAACCAATACGATTATGGATATTCGAAAAATCCCATTGGAAAAGGTGAAACCATCACCGATGAATCCTCGTAAGACAATAGACGAGGGTAGTTTGCAAGAGCTGGCCGACAACATTGCCAAGCAAGGCCTGTTGCAGCCGATAACCGTTCGGCCGGTTGAGTATTACGACATGCTGGACGAAGATACGAACGAAATCGCGACCATACCGACCTCTTATGAGATTGTGTGTGGTGAGCGGCGTTATCGAGCACTTCTGATACTCAAAGAAAAAGAAGATGCACTTAATATCGAGCGGGTGGCCGCACATCGAAAAAAGAGTGATAATTATCAGACAATAGCTTCGATAGTGCGCGAAATGACAGACGACGAAGCTTTCGAGGCTATGATTACCGAAAATCTGCAACGGAAGGACGTCGATCCGATCGAAGAATCTTTTGCCTTTGTCAAATTGATGGAAAAAGGAAAAAGTCTTGAAGATATAGCAGTCCGGTTCGGCAAGTCGATTCGTTTTGTGCAAGACCGAATCAAACTCAATACCCTTAATACCCGAGTTGATGGTGGCGGTTAGAGACGACAAGTGTTCTATATCTGCGGCCATGCTTATCTGTAAGCTGGACGAGGAACACCAGTATAAGTGGTATGCCCAATCGTCCGCATACAACGGAATGAACAAAGATTCCGCTAAAAATTTTATTCGGGATTTGTTTATGGATATTGATTCCTCGCCGTGGTATGATAGCGACGACCAAAACGATGAGGCTTTCTCCGGAGGTTGCGGACTCTCATGCAGTGAGTGTCAGTATAACACGGCCAACCATGCGTGTCTGTTTTGGGAAATGAAAGGTGAGGGAGAAGGCAGATGTACGAACAGGGAGATGTTCTCTCAAAAAAATATAGCTTATCTGCTTCATGTCATTGACAAGGAATCGGAAAATTTTGTCAAAAAAGGGCAGCCTCTTGAATACGGGAAAACGGTTGTCATAAAAGAGTCCGGTTACCATTACGGCGATGATACGAAGTTATTGTTTGAATCGGCCGAAAAAGCTATCGACGAGGCAGGCTATGAGGTTATGGAAAGTTCCGATATATTTAGAAACAGATGTTGGTACGACGAGGGTGATGAGAGACTTGATAAAATGCTCAAATCGGGTGAAGTATATCGTTGTTTGAGTTTTATGCGATATAATCGTATTGAACCCGATTTCGAGTATTATTACATCAAAAAAGCGGTAGGATCCGAAGATGGCTCCTCTCAACAAAATGTTCAGGCTCTCGATTTCGCCAATAAGTATAAGCGAAATAATGATATATACATAGAAAAGCTCACGGCAGACCTTCGTATCCTTGCAGATACAGATGATGTGAAAGATTTACTGAGATCTTTCGATAAGACACTCAGCAACGAAGAGATAAAAGCACTCATGTTGTGTATTATTGTTGACGCTGGAGCCAGTCGTAATTTATCGGATCATATACTCGAAGATGTTGAAAACGGACAACCCTTATGTGAATGGTTAGATAAAAACAAAGATAAATATCCGACTGTTGTCCGTGAGTATATGAGATATAAAATATCCTCATCGGGGGTCAATTACGATCGCAGTATGCAAACAGCCCAGCAGATACTTATGGAGCAGTGGGCGGCTGACCGTATGGAAGAAATCGTTAGCAAACACAAATCAGACCTTGACAAGAAGCAACGCAAACTGGAAGAGAAGTTGGCGGAACTTGGATATGATACAAACGGTCAGCTTTTAAACAAATAAATAAAACCTACAAACCATTAACGGCGGCATGATATTCTGAATCGTGCCGCTTTTTTGTGTGTGATTATGGATTATCAAATTTATTGGAATAAGAAAAATAAGTCTCCTCCTGCCTTTGTAATTAACAGCAGGAGAAAAATACAGTCATTAACGAACCAATCTATATACTCATGGCAATCACGCTGAATAAACAAGCTATCCGGTGTGAAGAGATAGCTATCGCCAATGGCAAGATTACCCCCTCATCATCGGCTCGTCCGTTATTGTATGACATTTCGAGGAGTTGGCGCGACTTATGCGACGCAACTGGATTTAGAAACGACAGTTCCGGTTCATGGAGTGAGCGGGAGATACAGGCGGCAGAGGTGATGATAGCCACAATGACCTATCTGCAACGCATAGGCTGCAAAAATATAGAGCGGCTACTCTTGGATATCATAGAGTACCACTCTCGGAATATAGAGTAGGGTTGTCAATGACTAATCAAGGATGATGTTAAACGATGATGTACAATAGCAATGACAACAAAAAAGAACTTATCGGTCTGTCTCTTGGATTATAACAAGGGACAATATCCGGGGCTTCCGAAGAATCCCCGGTTCTTTCGGGATTTTCGATACGAGGCGATGATACGGAGTATCAGGGAATCTCCCGAGATGCTCGAATTGCGGGAACTTATAGTTTATCCGTATCCCGAAGGAAGATATATGGTCGTGTGCGGGAATCTCCGTTTGCGTGCATGCAAAGAAATCGGCTATAAAGAGTTGCCGTGTAAGATACTCAATACGGAAACGTCTGTAAAGAAATTGAGGGAATATGCTACCAAAGACAATGTAAACTTTGGCGAAAATGACCTTGATGCAATGTCCAACGAGTGGGATCGTTCCGAACTTGAAGAATGGGGCGTGGAGTTTGCCCCCGAAAAACCCATAGATGAATTTAAAGAGCGATTCGATGCCATAACAGACGATACGGCTGTTTATCCTCTTGTACCGAAGTATGATGAGAAGCACGAGCTTTTTATTATACAGTCCGGAAATGAGGTTGATAGTAATTGGCTTCGAGAACGATTGGGAATGCAGAGAATGCGCTCTTATAAAACAAGCAAGATAGGTAAGAGCAATGTAATCGATATTCGCGATGTACGGGTCGCATTGGAGGGTGGTGGTAATGAGCAATCTTAAAATCGTAATTCCGTCGCATAAACGACATGATAGGGTTTTTGCCAAGAAACTTGTTAACTCCCCGATTATATGTGTCGCTGAGAGCCAAGCCGAGATATATCGACAATATAATCCCGAATGCGAGATAGTTACTCACCCTGATGCGATTGTGGGGTTGGTGCCCAAACGAAATTGGATAGCTCGCTATTTCGGTGATGTAATGATGCTTGACGATGATGTCCATGTTGTCAAATCTCTCTTTTGTGAGAAAGGTGAGTCTGGAGTAATTCGAGATCCTGATAAGGTTACCGGCATCATCGAGTCGTTGTATGAGTTGGCTTGTATGCTTGATATCCATTTGTTTGGGTTTACATCTCGTATATCACCTGTGATGTACGACGAATGGGGGTATTATTCCTTGTCGAAGATGATAACAGGATGTTCTTATGGGGTGAGATATAACAAAAATGTTTGGTGGAATGAAGAGCTTCGCCTTAAAGAAGATTTTTGGATTTCGTGTTATATGAAGTATAAGGAACGGCGTATTCTGACAGATCTGCGATACAATTTTGCTCAAAAAAGCACATTTGTTAATTCGGGAGGTTTGGCGGCATTCCGCAATCAGGAAGAGGAACGTCGGTCGATACTGTTCATCAAAAAGCATTTTGGGGATAGTATCAACATGAAAGGAGCGACCAATAACGGTAAAGATAAGACGAAACAGCTCGTGGAATATAACATAACCTGCAAGTTCAAGTTCTGACAGGCAAATGGTGCATAAAATGGTGATAAAATGGTGTTCAATCTGATTGCATATATCGCTATTATTTGTCAAATTTACTGTACAACAAAATGAAAAATAATGTGTTATGAAGATAAGAACAATTTGCGGGTATGATTTTTTTGAGGTGAGTTCGGCAATGCAAAAGGCTATAAGAAGGGCTGACGTTCGTGTTGCCGGATTCTTTGCATTGGAGTTGTGGAGCAGTAATTTTCGCGATTATGTGTGGAAACGTTTGTTCACCATTAGCGCAGAAGATTGTTATGGCCTTATCACTTCTGAAATAGAGGCTCTGTGGCAGGGACATGAGTTGGTCAACAAAAATAGACAGGAACCGAAAGGGCGCGTTTTTGTAAGTAAGGCAGTGCTTCTATTGTGCGCATGTCGGAAATGCAGAGATGCCGACCATCTACAAAATTTTGTCTATGACTATAAAGATGTCGATGTAGAGCGATGGATTGAAGATGTGAGGCGATATCCTATTCCCATACCTCTTTATACTTACGATGTACATACGCAAAAAGGGAGAAAACAAGGTCGGACAAAATCGGAGTTTTTCAGATCAGAGTTCGATGCATTAAAACCGAGAGAAGCGGGATTGTTTGATGATCTTGTACCTAATCCCCGAAAATTATTTGACGGCACGGCTTATGAATAGTCGTGCCGTTTCATTCAACAAACGGTAAGTAAAAGTTAAGGAGAACATATGGTGTTCATTCAGTTTTACATATCCGCTATTTATGATTAAATTTATTATGTAATACAATAAAAGTCAAACCAATACCAATAAATCTATGAAATCCGAACTTGTTTGTAAAGCAATGGCTATTCTTAATGCCCATGATTTCTATTATGTGATGAGCGATAGCCTTTCGGCAGAAAATCGAGCCAAAGAATCGATGAAGCAGTTTGTTGCTGTTACCAATAGAATAGGAGGCCAGCTTCGAGAAGACTTGCGTAATCTTTGGGTGGCAACATATAATTGTTGCCGTTGCAATAGGCTTCATAGAGATGTCTCCATGTACGAATCGGAAATAAAGAATATTCTTTCTCGATTATCCTACTAATCTGACAATGCGATGAAAGATATGCTCGATGATATATTCTTCGAGGTGCTTGATTGTGTACTTTCACAAATAGATGGCGAAAAATCGAACTTCTCATTCTGTTATGACAATCATGGCTATGTCATAGAGGGTTATGGCCGAGTAGAGGGCGTGTGGGCGAGGAGTGGAGACGGCTATTTTGAACCCATAGAATACCATTTGCGTGGAGGCCGAGGTAGTCTTACGGAATTTACTGTTTGCTATTGTGATGATATTCTAGGAGAGGTGGTAGAGTATAGTGAAGACGTCGTTGTGGCTTATAAGGAAAAACTCGAAAGGTATCTCGAATCTTATATGAACGATTGTTTGTAAAACCAATAAACAAAAAAATTAAATGATTGAAAAAAATAAAAAGATTGATCCGTCAGAAAAACTGCCAGCCGACGAACAAGTCATACAACGACAAAGACGGAAGGAGAAAATGCTTTTCCCGCTCCGAATAAATAGTACGACGGTAATTCTCGTTCCGAAAGAAAAGCACAACATAGAATATGCTGCTTGTTACAATAAAAAAATCAAAAGTATATAAAACGACAACGATGTCGCCACAAGCTGCATGAGTTACTATGGCCTTTGCGAGTGAACTACCGCTGTATATGATTTTTAACTGATAAAGTAAAGTAATATGAAACCACTTTTAGAAATAGCTATTGAGAAGATACCGGACTCGTTCGATCCCGATGAAATACTTCCAGCAAGAGCAGGTCATTTGGTAAATCTTGAAAGGCGTGGATTTATCGCAGGCGCACAATGGCGCATCAATTCCGTGTGGCACACTACGGCAGACAAGCCTGATTTTATGAGGCAATGTTTGCTATACCTGCGCGACCCAATGAGAGAGGGGTGGCACATAGGAAGAGTAGAGAAGCAGGGAACGAACAAAGGCAAATGGAATATCTATGGATACTTTACCCCGGCGCTACACAAATATGTCGCTCGTTGGGCATACATCGAAGATTTATTACCCGCAGATAGCAAATAAAACAGGAAAGGAGACAAGAAATGAAACGAGAAATAAAATTCAGAGGAAAAGACATCGAAAACGAAAACGGCTGGCGATACGGCTCTCTTATCGTTTACCCCGACGTTAATTGCGTAATCGTTGAATTTGACAAGGACGAAAACGAACTATCCTATGATGTTTACCCCGAAACCGTCGGACAATACACAGGTCTTAAAGACAAGAACGGCAAAGAGATTTACGAGGGAGACATACTTAAAGTTGATTGGATGAGAAGCCTTGCCTACGTAGAATACCACCGGGATAGCATCATGGTCTACCCTTGCAACTCAATTGGCCGTTATTTGGGCGAAGTGGCTGGCGATTGCAGGGTCGTAGGCAATATCCACGATAACCCCGAACTGCTGAAATGGAGGAAATAATTATGTACATCTACAAATGGATTGAGGGTTATGAAAACCTCAAAGAATATTGTATGAGGTGGTTTAAAGGGAAACCTCTCTTTTGTGAAACGATAGGTTATTGCGGATACGCAAAAATCTATTTGATATATAAGTACAAGGATGATAACAATAGACATAAAGGTTGTGCAGAAATGTATTTTTTATTCATGGAACATCATTCCGGGACAAAATCTTGGCCGGAGTTACAAGAAATAATGAGTTGGAGTTATGAAAAAATCAAAGCTGATAAATCTTCTTTACTCAAATGATGATGAAGAGGAAGTATACATCGAAATAGACAATGTTCAATATGACATTGAAGTAGGACATCAAGAAGAAATATTCGACGGATTTGATACTGTCTATCCGCCTTCATTAATATTAAAGCCCAAGCAATGACACGCCTCGACACTCTACGTGATAAATACGACCGCTACATTCGCAGCGGAAACCATGTAAAAGCATTACAGGTCATGCAGGAAATCGGCCGCCTCTCCGCTTTGAGAGAGACCGAGCAGCAAGTAGCCGTCCGCGACCTGTTCGGCTTGCTCACACCCGAAGAAAAACAAAAAGCCACCGACCTTTGTACCGGGGTCATGCTATATGCAGACCTCCTACAATCCGCCGCCGTCGACCTGCAAGAAATCATACACCGGGCCGACCCCTCGGCACGGCTGCTTCTCATGGGAGATGTCAAGCAGATAGCCCGCCTCTCCAACAACATCGTCCGCAACATCGACGCTTTCCATGATGACGAGTTCTCCGCCACCTTCGGCGATCTGGCCGACCTCGTGGCATTGAACGTCCGGAACATCATTTACACCCAACGCGCAAAAGAAAAACGAAAATAATAATAAAAATGGGTAGACCACAAAATAATGGGCTTGTTGAGTTTGTAGATGAAAAACAAGTTTTGGATAATAGCGCATGGAACTGCATGGACTTTCATCTTTTTTCCTTTGATGAAGAGGACAAATCTTGGGAGGCTTTCCATTACCGTTTTTTACAAGCAAAATCAGGGAATTGCCCTTATCGGGATAGATGCCCACGATACGCCCGGACAATAGCGAAAAGGAATAATGAACTAATTCAACTAAAATTGTTTTGATCTATGGCACAAGAAAGCATAGACGACTTCATACAGCTGTCCAAGGACTATGCCAAAGCCGAAGAGGACTTGGAAGTCCAACGATGGGTATTCATCAGCATTGAACGTACTGATGAAAATTGCAATTACGTTCGCTTGTTCAGTTACGATTTACCCCGTGAAGTGTATGAACGCAGACGGTGGGTAATTGAGTGGAGGAGGGCAAGATTTGTTTGTCAATATCCCAAAGGGAATGTAAAATACTTTTCGTGCTATTACGATAAACGTTTGGGAACGGAAAAATGTCTGAACGATGATTTGCGTCGGCTCATATCGGCAAAGGCACAGGTAACAAAGGTTCAGCGTAAGATTGACAAGTATGTAACCTACAATCGGGAGAATAACTTGTTTTTTGACGAAAACACAGATACCGACCTATTGAAAGCCCGAGAGAAGCTCGCGTCGAAGATTGCCTGCGTACAAACAGCAGAAGAAAGGTTGAAATTAAAAATCAAACAAATACAGGAGAAAAAAATATGACCGTAAAAGAACTATACGATTGGTATAAAATGTAAGAAGGCCTATGATAACAAAAGAAACAGTATGCGGTATTTAATCGATAAGACAATGAAACTAAATCAACTTAGAGACCAAGCATTCACTACCGCCAAAGCGCATGGCTGGCACGAAGAAGAACACAGCGACCGCCATTTCCTTATGCTCATCATCACCGAACTTGCCGAAGCCGTTCAAGCCGACCGTAACGGAAAGAACCGATCGTTTCGCTCGGAATTCAACGTAGAAAAATACTTTACCGGTCGTTCTTTTACGCCGGAACAATATCGGGAACGTTGGAAATTCTGCTTCGAGGCCATGATAAAAGATTACGTTCCCGATGAATTGGCTGATGCTTGTATCCGAATTTTTGATCTTGCCGGGCTTCGAGGCATCGACCTCTCTGTCAAAACCGATAATCCTTGTACTATCGACTCCAAAAAAACTTTTACCGAAAACATCTATGCCATCATAAGAGACATT